AGCAGATTCTCTTCACCATAACACCTAACATGTGTAGATGTGGAGTTGTTCATCCTAAAGATAGGAATTTGAACACCTAAGAGATTCCCTGCTCACGCATTAAATCATGAAGTGTCTGCATGAGCAGAGCCATCTTATATACCGTCTTCTCGGTCGCATGATTCAAAACGCAAGAGGAGTCATCAGTACAACTAAGTACCGGTGACAAACTAAAGAATTTGTCTTACATACAATTTTACCCACGCCACTGGGCCCTACTGGATCGTCCACACAATGAAGTGCAGTGTCTCCCAGCTTGGGTTTTTCTTACGGCTATTCCAGAATATTGACCCCTTCGAACTTAGACAATGAATTTCACATATGTTTTTGTTTCACATTCGAATAGATCTCCTTCCAGAAGTAAGAAAGGCATAATAAAAAAGACCATAGCTCAATAGCTAGTGGTCGAAAAGAAAGGGGCACCCATCCAACGCATCAGGGTGAAATCTTCAGCTGCTCCGGTATCCTCTATCCATCCAACTGTCTCACCTCCAACGAGAGTGAACCAAATGTACCAACTGTAACTCTCCGTAAAAAAGGGATCAAAATTCGTGTCAGCGAGAGCTTTGACAGAAGTGATGGAAGAAATTCCAGAAGGAATGAAATAGTTATTTGTGTACATTGGCAACTCTGCTTCCAATCCTCCTTGGGTGTCAGGCACATAGACAAGAGTTCCTTTTGCATCCCCTGCGGGCCTCGCAGCTGTGACAGAGGGCGTCAAATTTGTAGTGTCAGTAACAGACGGTTCATTCAAGGTTATGACAGACCTGTCCATAGCATTGAAACGCACACCAGTAGCTCCCAATCTCTTTCGTACCGAACCAAGCATAGCCAGATAAGCATAACGAAGATAAGAAAGTACGTCGGGTCGCAATGAAGCGCCTCCATAATTAGCTCTAATGGTTGGGTAGATAGATGGACGCACAGTATAACCCGGTACAGCAACCGCCTGCGAAAAAGTGTTCGTTAACTGATATCGCTTGATGTACGATCGAAAAGACACAGGTTGCTCACCAAAATTGAGAGAAGTCTGACAATCAATATCCATAACCATTTCTCCAAGCGGTTTGCAAGACACTTCCTCTGAGAAGAAACCAGACTCAGTAAAAGCTCTAGTACTGGGAACACCCACGTTGTCTAATTGGTTGAACCTAATATTCTGAGACCTTACAAACACATTGACGTCTATTGCTGATCCATCAGGCGACTGCAGAGTAGTGAAAGGTGTGACAGTAATGTAACCATTGGCATACCCTTGAAAAGCAGTGGGCGTCAGATCAGAAGCCATTGAGCGGTTTGCCAGTGTGAGAGTAGGCACTCTCAACCACATTCTGGGCTGCATCCATTTCACGCATATCGAAACCCTCTGAGTCTCCTGAAGATCAAGAACCAAAGAATACTCTTTATTCAACTGATAAGTCGAAGTAATGAGTGCATATTGAGCAATGTTTGGTTCAACTTGGATAAGGACTTTGCCACGATGAAGAGCGGAAGCAACAAAATCGAAAACGTATTCTATTTCACCGCACCAGAAATCAAAAATCTGTGACACAAAAGAAACAGGTGTGGGCTGAACAAAAACAGTCGAAAGGGCAATCGGTCCTCTACGGTTATTGTTGGGTATGACGGCTGCGGACCACAGAGTAGCAGACATAGGAACACTCGAGGGAGACCAACTAAACTGAGTCAGAAGAGACATCTTGGAACAAATCGTAGCAAAAGCCAACTCGTCAACATCAACGCCAACAATTCTAGGATCAACACCAGTTGCCTGGAGGGGGTCAAAAGATAATTTCATCGCCATTGACCGTGCAATCGTGACTGCGTTGTTGCTCAGAGGTTGATTGTAAACGAAACGAGGAGGGTCAATCGTTGGTTCAACTCGGGGAGCTGACCAACCGAATATCGACGCAAGTTTTCCTACGCCTCCAAAGATCATACTCGCTGCTTGTGCCCACGGTTTAATGAACGGTACTCTTGTCAGCGCATCAGAAACGACAGCCAAAGAACTTGCTGCTTTCTCAACAGGCCCAGTTTCCATCTCTCCCGACTCCGTGGTGATAGCTGTCTGAGAGGCAGTCAGGGCGGCAAGAGTTACATCGACGAAGCGTGCATATACGTAGACCAAAGCTGAAGTGGGGGCAGAGGAGTTAGAAGCCTTTAGTTGATTCAACGTGTACACACAGAATTTGCCCATTGTAGCCAAATCCGGAATCGAAGTACCAGTGCCCAATGATGTGGCTGAGGAAGGAACATATAATCGACAGAAGGGCTGGTAATTGATATAGGGAACATGCATCACCAAGGGTTTGTTCTCTCGCATATCAATAGTCCGAGTTCCAATCTGCTGTGAAAGATACTGAAGCAACTGAAACCGATAAGAAGCTCCTGAAGACAACATCGCAGAAGTTATCTCATTTGACGCAGTTTTTGGAATGTACGAAAACATGAGTCGACCGTAATGAAAAGGAGATGCGGCAACTTCGACCGTAATCTCTATTCCAGCTCTCATTAATGAATAATTCCTAAATTTAGCACGAACCGAAGGATCGAGAGACAACAAATTCCAAATGTCATATTGCTGACCTACATCAGTTGAAAGAGGAACGGTGAGTTGTGCAATCTTGACAGGTCGCATGAAAAATTCACTCGGGGTCAAAGAAGTCGGACGGGACAGATCTATAGAATTGCCAAGACCTGAACTGTTTTCCACATCTCCTCCAACATCTGTTACGTTTTCCCTGTACATGACCTTTTCCTCCTCAATGAGGCCCACATCCATAGTACCAGATTGAGTGCGAATCTTATCGAAATAAGCCTGTTCCTCACTCTCCTCTAAAACTCTGACTGTGTGGTCAATTTCCTCCAAACGAGAAAGTGCGCGAAAATGATCATCCGCAGACTTACGAAAGGTCTCAAGGTTACAATATTCGTACGTCTGACGAACAAAAGCATAACTACGTCCTCTAAAAGTGAGTTCATCGATCTTTATCTCCTGTTTCTCTTTTTCCAACTCTCGAATAAGATCACGCTTGACTCCACTCTCTGTCTCCACCGAAAACTTGGCGACGAGATGGGGATAGAGCTGCAATCTGTCCTCGGCAAGATCTTTGAGTTCTGGCCACCTTTCAACATAATCAGACAGAAGATAAGACCTAAACCGATCATAGTGCTCATCGTCCAAATGGAAAAAGGCCTCTCTCAAGGCACTGTCGTATGTACTCAAAATTTGGACACTTTCTGATTCACAGGTAGAAGGCAACATCCACGTAAGCATCCTGTAGATCGAATCCAACTCAAGAGCAGCGACCTTAAAACCAAGTGCAGCATGTTCTTTCCATCTCCTCTTCAAGAATGAAGCTTTATCAGGACAAACGAACTTTTGAATATCCGCTGTTTTCTGAGCAGTTGTGAACTCCATCTTATAGACCTTTGAAACAAAAGATGAATATGTGAGATTATTGAACTCCTCACTAACTTCATCTTTGACGGCTGCTAACATGTCATCTCCATAAAGAAGAGGAAGAACAAAACTGAAAAAATCCTTCTTGGAATGAACAGTAGTCTCCCAAAAGTACAACAACATAATAAGTCCCCGTAAAGAATTATCCTCTGCGGTGGCGTACTTACCTGAAGGTTGCAAGGCAGGAACACAAAAAATGTCTCCGTTCATACACACCGTAGGAAAAAGGCCTGAATCAAGAATAGCTGTCACTACACTTAATGCAGACTCAGAATAGCCTAAGTCCCTCAAAACCCTGATGACAACAGACGCTGCAGCTAGACCAATTTCAAAAGGCATCTGCAAATCAAAACCTCCGTAATCTCCTTCCATCCAGTTGCGTGAAAAACCGCTCAGCTTTTCATACAGAGAGTGACCTTCTGAATGCATGTTGACTCCAAGAGCACAGCTGAAAACATCCGACATTTGAACCATCAGAGTGTAAAATGGACTAAGAAACATTCGCTGCAAAATCAGAAGGGGTAAAGGGGAGATATAGAAAACGCGAGTCTTTCCTTTACGTACCTTTTCAACGTCACGCGGTTCATCCTTCAAAGACGCAACGTAAACGAAGTTGAGTCTGTTTCCTGATCCCACCTCTTTGAGAATGTCACAAATGAGACGTTCCAATTCTGGTGTCATCTCACGCTTGACTCCTTCTATGATGGGGAGATGTCTTCCCTTCTTCCCAGAAAATCCAAAGCCAGAAGCTGTGCTAGCACTTATCCTTCTCAAGAAATCGTCGTCTACATCTCCATTGATGGCGTAGTCAGCTTTGAGAGGGGACAAACTCTCTATACCTCGTTCACGAATTTGTTGCACAAGGCGATTAGAGAGTTTGAGAATGACTCTTTCCAAGATCCCAGTGTCCAAAAAAGCTTTCTGCTTATCAGCCTTCAACAACGCAATAGAGTAAGGACAAAGATACTCCCCATTAACAGTCTTGGGTTTCATCATCGGCTTACCAAATTGAACACGTTGGAACTCACCAAAAACTTCGTACATAGTATCACAAAAATCATCTCTCTGCGACAAACGAGTGTTTATGAGAAGAGAACGCTGGTTGATGTTAACACGATAATCCGGCCACATACCACGATACTGAATGTTAGGCAATGAATTGTAATGAAATGGGGATTTGATTGAAACAGGAGTCAATTCCGTCTCAACATCAATGGTGTCAGTGATAGTGGAAACATGTTCTGGAATACTCAACGACTGCGTAATGACTAGGGAACGGTACTTGATCATCTCGGTTAACATTTCCTTGTCAATGATCGATGCATATCCCTGTGTGGAACTACCTGAACTGTGGATGGCACAAAGTGCACTACCCTTATCTTTCTGATAAATAACAGGCAAACCACAACTGCCATTCTTGGTACTCTGTTTCGGATAAACAAGATAAGAGCTGATAGAACGAGTCTTACCAGACACCTTGTCTGTGGTCTCGAAAGGGACCTTACCAATCTTAGCCGTGACAGTAGAACCAGCAACAAAACAGTTACCACTCGCGTTCATTTTGCCACTTCCTATGTGAGCAAGAATGTCGACAAACTGGAGACCGAAAAAACGGAAAGCCACAACGTCATCTCCAACTGAAGTGAACTCAGATCGGTTGAACGTTTTCTCAAAGAAACCCGTACCTTTAACGCCATTACCAGTGGTGTAAATCTTCACAGTGAAAGGGCCTGTACCCCAAAAGTAATGAGAAGCAGTCAAACAAATGTCTCCTTGAACTCCTGTGACATAGCCAACACGAGTCTCAAAACCTTCTTCTCTGACCTCCATGTAACGAACGTTCCTCATGATCTTCTTAGTAAGTTCTTCAGGCTGACCAGTACATTTGGACTTCGAAGGAGCTGTGTCCCAAAGACCAAAGTCATCAACAATAGCAGCTTTAGAACGGCGCTTTACGGAACTACCACACCCAAACTCGTCTTCCATTTCAGTCAACTCTCCATTCTGAGTTTCTCCGTGTTCCCGATCTCTTTCCTTCATGTAAGAGAGCGCAAACGGTAGCGTAGCAATGGAAGCAAATGTAAGCAACAATGTCGAGGCATGTGTCCCAAACACCCAATTCTCGAAGAAATTTTCTCGCCACTTAAGATTGAAATAGTCATAAACATCGTTCCACTTAGACCTCGCCCAAAGTGCAAAACTCACCCCTCTCTGCATAAGTGTAATACGAGTGTAAAGAGAGTACGCTGACATCAGGGTAGCTCCGAAACCAAAAAACCAACCTAGGGACAATGTGAAGAAAACAGAGAAGATAATCTGCCGTAAAAAAGAAACAACTCCAAGTTCTCCACCAACAAAATGGTCCCAACACCAAGCAGTCGTTGTGGCCGCAGCATCGGCAACATAGGAGACAGAATGATAAGCTCCTTTCAACCAGTTACCCGTCTTACGAGCACTTTTCTTAACAATAAGGAACTTTTCTTTCTCTCCAGCAACACATGGGCGACTGTAGTCTCTTTCTGCAATACTGATGGGGGTGACCGAAAAATAACCGCGATCTATGTCAATAGCATCCAACTGGTTGGAAGACTTGACATATCGGAAATCAAAATCACCAAAACAAACCGTAGTGACTCCCAACTGATCTCTAATCAATGCGGATATCTCTTTTCTATCCTCTTTGGACTTGAAGTTTGCCTCTGGAGATGTAAAGAAAACCATGACATCCTCAGCACCAGGAAATTTCATTTTGAAAAAATCACTCTTCTCATCGACTTCCACCAAAAGACACTCGCCTCGAAGGCATGCGTCTCTAACAAAGTCTTCATTGGACAGACTCCTCATTTTATTCAAATTGATAAAACCTTGACTGTTAAACCACTTCCCTTTCTCAGTATCTGGGCCTCCAAAAATACTTGAAAGTACTTGGACACCTCCCTGAGTAGTAATGGCTTCTCCATTTGATACCTTCTCATCTTCGAGATCGCTCTGTAGAACAACATGTCTCTCAGCAGATATGATCACTTCATTCAATGACTGATCAATATGATTGTCAGCAAGAGTCATTAGGCGAACCTCTTCAGTTTCTTGAGCACGAATTTTATCCGCCGCTGCCTGAAGACGAGCAGCCTCTAATTTAGCAGCCTCAGCTTTCTTCAACTCTTCCAACTTGATTCTCTCACGCGCACGAACTGTCTTGACTTTGAGTCGAAGCTCATCTCGATTGAGAAGAACTATCTCTTTCATTGAAATACCATGTTCAACAAGATAGGATATATGTGAATCTGCTTCCAACCAATCTTTTTCTTCTTCATTCCAAACCGGGCGATCCTCCACTTCTGCTATGAGTTCATCCGGAACATGCAAAACCTCAGGAGCTGTGGCTTTGAAATAGTCAGCCGCATCGGTGAAATTCTCAGCAGTGAACATATTGCCTTCGCGTCGCAGCTCGAGAATAGCTGCTTGACTAGCGATATGATTCCTAATGATTTGCTTGATAGCATAAGAGTACTCAAAGACGTCCAAGTTCTTGACTAAAGCCTCCTTGCCATCCCGTGTTGTGTACGTCATGTCAATGAATTTGAACTTCACGTTGTCTTCAGGTTCAACAGATCGCAAAGTGAAATGCCACAAATCCATAGGATGAATACCATTGAGAACGGCCCTCTGAGCTTTACTCTGACTAAGAGTGACCCCATTTTCAGAGAATTCCGACTTGACCTGAGCAGTAACATGCAAAAAACGTCTTAAGAATGCTCCAGGATTCAACTTGTTCTTATCGAAATTCATGGTCGGATTGTTAGTGTCCACCAACACAAGCTCAAAATTAATCCATGTCTTTCCTTTGTCATCAACGCTGGCCATGTTTGCAAGCATGGGCTGAGAATCTATAATGGAAATGATCTCAGCAGCAACTTCATCCGGACGATTTTCAGCTATCTTGGCTGCATCGGAGCCCACTTCTGAGTAATGGATGTAAGGTTGCTGCTTCAACCCATCGTGAAACTTGGAAGCCATGTTGCGATGGTAAATCAATTCAGGTCTGTACTTACGTCCCATAACGCTGGCATGCAATGCTGCATGAAGATCCATGATGGATGACTTTCCTATCTTTGGGGGACCGGAGATACAGAAACCTACAGGAGTGGGTCGATAGTACGCACCTGCTTCATTTTTCACCTGTGTTGTCCACTCATCCAAATTGGTGAGCATGTTAGAAATGTTAAGGTAAAGAGGCTTGGCTTGGGAAGTGCATGAGAGTCTCTTGGCTAAGTATGTCTTCAATTCGGCAGCTTGAGTTAGCCACTCTATTCGATCAAACTTTCCATCATCAGGCTTTGCTTCACCTACACGAAGATTGGATCTCCTGAATGAAAGGTTAGCATGAGTTTGCATAGCCATAACCCACCTATCTTTTGCAAAAAGTATGGTGTGTAAGTCCTCTTTTCCTATGATAATGTCTTCAACTGCTCTGACAATAATGGCCAAAGACTTGACAGCCTGACGAGTTATGTCAAACAAAGAACCAGGAGGTCTCTTTCCAAGAATCTCAAATATCCTCATTGACATCTGATAGTCTGTCATCTTGAGACAAGCAGCCGCAATAATAACATTTTTCACAGCATCAGCAAAAGCGCTATCAAAAACATACTCCATCATGTCTCCAAATTGATCAACCGTTTCTGAAGCCATGTGTGCCTTAGCATCTCCGAGACTCTTGGCCTCGGTATAAATGGTTGTCTTCTTGAAATTGATGAAAGGACGACACAATTGTGATAAGAGAATGGACTCAATGGTGGCGACTCCGTGAATTCTCAACAGAGATCTCAACGCATTTGGTATTTCTTCAGGATCCTTAGTAGTGAACACACGATATACAAACTGAAATAAGTCTACAACGAATGCACTAATGTCAAGGAACTGAGAAGAAACATGTTTGCGGAGATTTTTGTCAATGACATTAATCCTGTCAAGAATACCAGATTCAGTTTCAATTTCGTCATCTAAATCAGCAACATACTCATAACTCCTGACAAGTAATTTCAGGTTTCCACGATTGTCAGTGGAAATTCCTTGCATTTTTGAAATATCTTGTAAGAGGCGAAGAACACTCGAATGCATAAGGAGTTGTGGACGAACATCATCTGGTATCGTCTCTGTGTAAAACATCTTTTCTTCTCCAAATATTCTCCCTGTACCATCTTCGTCAACAACGACAAATGATTGGGTTTCTCGACCATCTTGTGTGCGATGATCTTGAGGAGTACTTAAACTCCTCCTGTGTGAAGATCTTTGGCTCGAATTCTCGATCCCACAAAGATCTTGTGTGGGGTTGTCTCTCAAAGAGACAATTTCACTCCCTAAAGGAGTGACTTCGCAACACGAAGGGGAAACCGAAGTTTCCACATCAACGTGGGCGGCACTAACGGACACTTTTCCATCTGATCCCTCAGAGGTCGCTGCACTTGAGTTAATTTGTGACATAATCATGAAATTTCAAAATCAAGTGTGGCGTCAGAGGAAACAACTCCTAAAGACAAGTTCAAAAAACTTAAACTTCCTTCTCCCGTCATGGAGGGGATCAAGTCCGAACATGTTGGGTCCGTCCAGAAGGATGGTCCACAAAGCATTCACCTTTTTTCGGCAGCAATTGTAAAGAGGCTAAGTGGCATTCTGGATAAGGCTACTCTCGTGCGAACAAGTTAATGATACCGAGAGCTGAAACCAAGGTGGCAATACCTCCAGTAAAAACTGAGAAGCATATAAAATCAAGATCAAAATCTACTTACTAACAGGATTCAAATATGGGGACATCCCATATCTCAATCAAAGTTACCGAGACAATTTCCGATCATCCTCAAGGGGGCCCTACTCCGATCTGAGGCCTTAAGAAAATAAACTACACGTGGGCAAGTTCCACCAGAATATAGATTAAGTTCAAGCGCATGTCGCTCATACAGACACTGCGGGGCTTTGGGTTATGGGTCAACGTCTCCCTTAGGACGGCAAAATTGAGGCGTCAGCAACAAATCATGAGATACAAGATCTGCCGCGTTCATAAGAAAAATCTCTTGAAGGTATAGAGGCAAAACAGTTCCCTTCAGCAAAAATACCCGACCGTTTTATACCGGTAGCTACAATGGAACCTTCAACTATTCTTTTTCGGGGAGAATTCAGAATTCAGTGAATTTTATCAAAAATCATTGAAACCTCCAACTCATAGGAAATATAATGGCAGTTACAAGACCGTAGTCTCACGCACTTACCAAAAGATTTCCAGAGCGCAAAAGAAAACCAAATTTAGGTAAACTATGAAGTTAACCAAGGTCACCAAAAGGGCAACCTAAAAAATACGTACAACGTCACTCTCAGCACCAATGGAAACTCGCAAGTCGCATTGAAATGCTTATCGTGTGCAGCACATTAAAGACTAGTTTCCCAGTCTGAAATGTTCCGATCTGCGGCTTTCTACAGCATACACAACGTTAGTAATACGTCTTCGGCAACAAAATGTTCCGGCGATACTAATTAGAATTCTAAGTTTGCTATATCTAGGAGGATACAGCGCCCACTTCTTTCCGAAAAAAGAAGTAGGCAACCCGAGCAACGGGGAAACCTGATACTCCGTACTAGCGAATACGGAGGGAAGTAGGGACAGAACAGGGTGCCGAAACAGCCCTGCTAAAATGTCGAACAACGACGAAACCTGATACTTCACAGTAGTGACTCTAGTGAAGGGAATTTAAAAAGGTACCGAAGCACCTCACGAAAAATTACTGGAATATTTGTCCAGGACAGGCAACAAAAAAAGGGGGCTGGGGGGGTTGGGGGACCGAAGTCCCCCAAAAAATGTTCCTTCGAAAACGTGCAACTGGGTGATGCAACCCAGGTCAACCAGGTATGTCGACTGTAACATTACTGAAATTCCAAAAAG